GAGGTCGAGCTTATATGGGGCGATGGCGAACATAAGTTCAACGTCGCCAAACTGAAGTGCGTGCTTGAGCTTGAAGAAAAGTGCGGCGTCGGTTTTGCGGAAATCTATCAGCGGCTGGTGCAGGGCAAGTGGCACTATAACGACATCCGCGAAACGCTGCGGCTTGGTCTGATAGGCGGCGGTGTGCCACCAGACAAAGCACTGACGCTGATCAATCGCTACTGCGACGACCGGCCATTCGCCGAAAACGTGTTGCCAGCGCAAGCAGTGATCATGGCCGCACTGGTCGGCGTGCAAGGAGATAACCCCGAAAAAAAAGCGACAGCGGAACGGGCCACGGAAGATCGATCATCCGCGACGGTCGATTCGTCCGTTCCGTCATCTATGGACTCGGAGCGGCCATCGGATTCAACCCGCGTGAATTAGATGACATGACGATGTGGGAGCTTGCTGCCTGCATCGAAGGCGTGAACGTCGCCAACAATCCGGAACAAAAACTAGAAGCTCCAACGGACGAGGAATTCGACAAGATGCTTGAAGAATATGATCATCTGCGCGCTCCGGTGCAGTAATGCCTGATACCGCCGCACTCGTGGTTGCGCTATCCGCGCAGTTGACCAAGTTCGAAAAGGACATGAAGGACGCGGTCAACATTGCCAACGCGCGAACGAAGGAAATCGAAACGTCGTTTTCGAAAATGAACGACGAGATCAATAAGCAACTCGGCGGCATCGCACAAAATTTTTCTTCGCGGCTTGGCGGCATCGGGAGCATTCTCGGCTCAATTGGTCCGGTCGGCGGCGCGCTGGCGGTCGGTATTGGCGCAGCCATCGTCGCCATCGATTCGATCAGCGAATCCGTCGACAAGTTCATCCAGAAACAAAAGCAACTGAAAGAAGCGGCTGAATCGACCGGGCTGTCGCTCGACCAATTGAAAGCAGCCGGTCGCGCCGGGCAGCAAGTGGGGCTTGATTTTGAACAAACCGAAAAGGGGATCGAGAAACTAACGTCGGCGGTTGCGACGTTGCAATCGGAGGGCACCGGGCCGCTTGAAAAGGCGCTGGCAAAACTCGGCCAAGGCTGGTCGCTGCAGGTTGCCGGATCGGCCGACGTTGCATCGGCTATCGACTCAATCGCAAAAGCGTTCGACAGCTTGGACAATGAATTTCAGAAAAATGAATTCCTTCGCGCGGTGTTCGGCAAGCGCGACATTCAGATGGGTCGCTTCCTCACGCAGATCGCAGGCGCTGGCGGCATTGGCGCTCTGACAAAGGCACAACAAGAAGCGGGCAACAGCGTCGACAAGGATCTGAACGCAAATCTCGTCAAGACCCAGCAGATAATCGCCAAGATCAGAAGCGACACCGAAAATTTGTGGGGCAAGTTGTTTGCGCCGGAAATTCAGCAGATGGAATTGTCGCGCGTAACTGCGTGGTACAACATTTCGAAAAGTATTTCCGACGCGGTCAACTATCTGAATCAATACAACGAACAGAATGAAAAAGCGAAGCCACCGGTCCCACTGACTGTCGGCGCTAATGTGCCCGGCGTCGGTTTTGTGCCGGGTGAAACTGGCGGCTATGTATCGGGGCGCGGGCCGGGAACGCAGAACGTGCCCAACGTCGACCGCGACATGATGCAGGGCTACCAAACGACGGTCACGCTGCCACCCGCGCGACCTGGCGGGCTGATCGCACAGGCGATAGAGCAAGAAAAAGCAGATGCACAACTTGCGGAGCGAACCGAATTCTATAAGCGATTTGTCGGCGTGCTTGGCGATGCAGCAACGCAGTCGGAGGTTTTTGCAGACAAGCAAGCGCAACTTGTTTTGCAGGCGACAAAGGAAAAAGAACTGTGGCCAGCCGTGACCCGCCAAATTCAGGCGCTGACGCTGGCGCAACAAGAGGCGTCTGTCGCACTCAAGGAGCGTATGGGCATCGCATCACTGACAGAGATCGAGCAAACCAAGCTGGCGCGCGTCGAAGCAGATGCGCAGAAATTCGGATTGACTGCAGCCGAGACCGAACGCGCTCGCGCGAAGGCGCTGCAGGATTCCGCAAAGGCCTATGAGAATATGGCGGTCGCGGCTTCGCGCACGCCGGAACTGACGCGGCTTGCCTTCGATGCGCAAAACACCTTCAAGCAAATCGATACGCTTGCGACCACGACATTTTCGAATTTCGAGAACGCGATGGGCGATATTGCGATTGGCGCGACCTCTGTGGCCGACGCATTCAAGAAGATGGCCGACTCGATTATTAAAGATCTCGTCCGCATGACGATAAAAATGAGCGTCACGGGTCCACTGGCGAGCGCGCTATCCAGCTTTTTCAATCCCGGCGCGGTGCCAATCGTCGGCGCTGCTGGAACACAAGCAGTGCCGACCTTTCGTCAGGGCGGCGGTCCAGTGTTTGCCGGGACACCATACATCGTCGGCGAGCATGGGCCGGAATTCTTCGTTCCGCATGCGTCGGGGCAGATCATACCGGGTGGCGTGTCGAAAGGTGCGCCATCGTCCGGACTGACCGTCACGGTGAACAACTATGCATCGGGCCAAGTCGACACGACACAGGAACGGCGACAGCAGGGGTCGGGCATGGAGGAACTGGTGATCGGCATCGTCAAGCGCACCATCGCCAGCGGCGATGCAGATGCGTCCAATCGCGCACGGTTCGGATTGAGACCTAACAAGGTGCGTTAATTGCCTTTTGGCATCTCTTGGCTTCCGTTTGGAAGCGTTGGATCTCTTGCCAGCGCGGCGGGTACGGGTGCGGCGAATGCAGTCGGCCAGCGGTTTCTAAATGCATCCGCAAGTGCATCAGGGACCGGCGCTGCAACGGCTGTATCTGCCGCCGTCGGCATTATTAGTGGGGCCGGTACGGCTTCAGGCATTGGCACGGCTAGTGCAGTCGGTGTTGCACGACAGACAATTTCAGCCATCGGCAATGCTGCAGGCACGGGCGCAGCAAACGCAATTGATGGCACTATTTATTTTGAGGATTCGTGGGGCTTCGGGGCGGAAGCCTTCGGCGCAGAAGCTTTCGCCGGTCCGGAACTTCCGCGAGGATTTGCTGGCATCATATCGGCGACGGCTGGTGCATTTGGCGCTGGCGCGGCGACAGCAGTTTCTGGATCATTCTCCAGTGTCGGTGTTGCAAACGCATCTGGCCTTGGCACGGCTGCTGGCGTTGCTGTCGCGCTACGGACGGTGGCAGCAATTGGAAGTGCGTCAGGCTTCGGTCAGGCTACAGCAAGCAGCATTTCGGGTTGGCCCATTACGTTGCCGCAATGTCCAATCTTGACCTCATGGAATGAACAAACGCAAGGAAACAGAATCAACTTCAAGCCGGAAATCGGCCCCGTAAAATTGCGACGAAAAACATCAGCAAAAAATTGGTTGAGCAACGCCGAATTCAGGATGAATAACACCCAGCTTGCGACATTTAAGACGTTCTATGAATCTACATTGCAGGATGGGGCGCTGCCTTTTGTGTGGCCGCATCCCATAACAAAAACAAGCTACAGTTGGGCTTTCGTTCCAAAGGAAGATCCGCAGGTGACTCGTATGACGCCGAACACAAGCAAGGTGCAATTCAGGCTGGTGCGCTTATGACCACGGCAGCATGGCCCGCTGGTCTTCCGCAGTGCCCGATCCTGAACGGGTGGAGCGAGACGCCACAACCGAACATCGGCGCATTCGCGCCGGAAGTTGGTCCGCCTAAGATGAAGCGCCGTTCGACCGCTAAAACATGGCTGTCAACGCTGACCTATCGCATGACCAGCGCGCAGGTGGTGACGTTCAAAACATTCTACGAAACCACGCTGGAAGACGGCTCGCTGCCGTTCACGTGGCCGCACCCGGTCACTAAAACAAGCTATAGCTGGAATTTTAATCCCGGCGACGAGCCGACGATCACGCGCACCGCGCCGAGCGTGCACACCGTCGCCTTCAAATTGCAGCGGTTGCCGCCGTAAATGCCGCGCAATGTTACGCTTTCAATCCGCAAGGAATTGGAAGCGCAATTTTCACCCGAAGCCAATCTGATCTTTCTGACCATTACGCACGCCTTGCTGGCGCAGCCGATCCGCGTGGTCAACGACACAAAAACTTTTATCTATGGCGGCAACACATTCATCGGCTTCCCGTTCGACATTCAGATCTATTCGGACGACGAGCAGCCGCCGAAGGCACAACTGGCGATCCAGAACATCGATTCAACCATCGGCGATAGCATCCGCACACTAACGACACCACCGCGCCTGAAATTGGAAATGCTGTCGACGCTCGACTTCAATATCAGCGTCGATCCGCGCACACCAATCGGCACGCCGACCGTCATGTATTATTTCGACAAGGCGTTTCTGACCAATGTCAAAGTCGACTTTCTGACGGTGAGTGCTGACATTGTCGGCTGGGATTATCTGCAGCGCGTGTGGCCGGGTGTGCGAGCAACGCAAAATCTATTTCCCGGCCTGTTCCGATGAAGTGGGCAGAGAAATATGTCGGCCTGCCGTTCGTCGATCACGGTCGCGACTTCACTGGCGTTGACTGCTGGGGCCTCGTGCGGCTGGTGCTGAAAGAAGAAAAGGGCATCGACGTTCCAAGCTACGGCGACACGTCAGCGCTCGACCTCGTGATGGTGACGCAGATGATCAAGCGCGATGCCTTCATCGAGCCGTGGATCGCCGTCATGCCGAGCGCGGTTCATCCGTTTGATGTGGCGGTGATGTATCGCCGCAACGACCCGATACATGTGGGGATCATGGTGACGAGCAGCAGCGTTTTGCATATCGAAGAAAAGATTTCGGCGGTGATCGTGCCATTAACGCACCCGACCATCGCCTTCCGCTATCCGAAACTGTTTCGTCATCGCGATCTGGTGGTCGACTGTGCAGCTTGATCGCGTTCCGGTCGCCTATCGTCCACCGTTTAGTTTTGGCGATCTCTATGTCAGCGAGCGCCGTCCTGGCGGAAGCATCGCCGACATCGTTCGCAGCGTTCCTAATCTGCCAGCGACGTTTGCGCGCGACGGTTATGTCTGCATCAACGGCGAGATCGTTCCGCGCGAAATGTGGTCACATGTGCGGCCGAAGCCAGCGAGCGCGCAGGCGTTCGTTTCGGTCACGCTGCATATGGCGCTGCACGGCGGGGGTGGCGGTCAAGGCGGTGGTCGCTCCACGACCAAGTCGGTCATCGGCATTGTCGCAGCTCTCGCACTGATCATCGTCACGCAAGGAATTGCCAGCGGCGCGGTCTTCGGCACGCTTGGGACTATTGGCTTCGGCATAACGGGCGCACAAGTGCTGGCTGGCGCGGTCGGCATTGCTGGCGCGCTGGCGATCTCTGCTCTGACTGCGCCACCAACACAAGCCACGAATACCGACACGGGCACCAGCAACACAGACAGCGCCGAGCCAGCAGGCGCGCAGGGCAACATTCTCGACAAGGCCGGTGCCGTGCCGCGCGTCATCGGCACGCGCAAAATCTATCCGCCGCTCGCCTGCGAGCCGGTGGTCGAGCTTATCGATCAGGACGAATACGTCGAAGCGCTTTATGTCCTGAACGGGCCGCATGCGATGTCTGACATCCGCATCGACGGCAACACGCTGGCCGGTTCTGCCGACGTGACCGTGGAAACGCGCGAAGGATGGCCCGGCGATTCCGCCATCACGTCGATCACGCGCCAAGGTCGCACCACCGTTCCGCAGATCGAACTATCGACGCACTCCATCGACACGGATGGCAATTCGCTGCTGCATCAATCATCGCCGACCGACGACATTCCTGTTTTTCATGGCGTGGCATCGCGTTCCGATCCTAACGAATTGTGGATTCATCTGCTGCTGCCCGGTGGCATTTTCGTCACTGGCGCGGGATTGAATCGAATTCCGTTTCGCTGCCG